CAGTAATATAACCGGTTATATTACTGGTATTAGTCCTTTTTCAGCGATTATCTTTACCTGTAAGTAATAATCTCGCCTAAGGAGCGTCATTATTACCTATTCATATGAAAGGTGAAGCGTGTAAGAACCTCTTTAAACCCCTAGTGAAGGGATACTATCTCTATGCTGACACTCGTCGGCACGGTAAGTGGATTGCCTGGCGCAAGTTCCCCACTGGTGTTCAATACAGTAGGGTGTTCTACTCCCCTGAAGAGGGAGAGGCGTGGCTCCGCACTCTTATGCTTGTTTCTCCTTGAAGACATACTGCTTGAAGTCAACTACAGGGAGCAGGTAGAACCTGGAGTTTCCGCCGTCGGTGTACCATCGTCTGGTTCCGTCGGTAATAGATGCTCGTAGCACTGACGTAGGTATTTTAAGCAAACAGTAGCCATCAGGCTTAACGATAAAGTAAAGCCAGTAGTCGGCTTCTGTGATGGACAAACCAGACGGGACTCCAGTGTGCTCATACTCGATACAGAGATTGCCTGTGGTGTGGGCTCGTCTATCAGCCTTACATTCAAAGGCGACTTGGTTATGCTTGAAGTCCCAGGGGCTGTGCTTACCCGGCGGGGGCGTAGTGACATCACCATCCTCTAGTAATCCAATGGCTATTTTTTCGTAGGATTGCCCGAATGCTAAATCCCGGTGCCAACTCATCTACCATTCGCCGGAGCTTTTACTTGCGGTAATTACCGCAATGTAAAGTATGCCGGTAGACTATATGAGAGCCTTTGATGTCCTCAAGGAACTCGCCGAGTTAGATGCGCTCGTGAGCCGTGTATGTCAGTGCCAGTTACAGTTTGACAACGAGAAGCGTGAAGAAGTCAAGTCAGCCAAGAAGGTTATTCTGGAAGCCGAGAAGTGGGAGTTCATCTCCCGGATCGGTAAGCTGTGGCTGAAGGTGTGTGGGGGCGTTGACTTCTCATAGTTTGAAATGGTTGATATAGGCTAAGACGTTCTTTAGCATATTGGTTGAGTGCCCCCAGAGGATAAAGGCACTCAAAGTTCCAGCCGTGTCTGGCTTCGTCCAATCCTCTCGTGCCACATGCCGGGCGAGATACTTATCCCGTCGCTTAGTATCGTGGTGTTGAGTGTAATCCTCGTAGCCCCTGGCGCCAAAGTGTATAGTCTTTGTTCTACCTGAGTCCAGGCGGAACACAGCCTTTAGCTTCTTACCTTTTAGATTTGACATTCCAAGGCTCTCAAGTTTCATCTACCTTATTGGAGACTTTTTTTACCTCGGGGGAGTCGTGGCACTCGGGGCGGTTTTCCAGAGGCTCTGGCGGGGGCGTAGGGGATGAGCCCAGCGTACTGCCCCCCCTCTTGGAGTAGCCCATTCTCATCGGCATATCTGATTGCGTCAAGCACCATCTCCCTGTCGATGCGTATGCCCCCCGCAAGGGCTACTAGCAACTCAAGGGCATCGTGTGTCACCAGCATATGGGAGTTGCGAACAAAGTTGTTGTATAGGCGGGACACATCTCTCCACACCCTGCTCGGATCATACCCGCCCCGCATGGGCTTACCTTTGGCGGCGAACCCCCTGGATGCGTAGGCACGGCGGATGGCGTCAGATGGTGGGACTGTTGGGGGTGGAGGAACAAATGCTTCTATGTCCTCCTCTACCTCCTCAGGATCCGCCTCGGGCGGTGGAGGTGCTACACGGCGAACCCTGGTGAAGTTGTTGCGTATGGCTTTTGCGCCTGTTATGTACAGGCTCAGCGACTTGCGTGTGATTGCTCCAGTCTCCGAGAAATCCCTTGATCGGAGGGACTCAGCCTTCCAGCGCTCCGCTATCATTATAGCCTCGTCAATCTCCTTGATAGCGGAGGTATCGCTCATCCGTGAAACATCCTTGACTAAATCCTGTATCATCCTTCCAGCGTTGAGCTGAGAAATCTCGTCCACGCTCATAGGGGCAACTCGTGTTGAGCTGGACTCAACCCCCTTGCCCCTTGGCTTCCCCGCAGCCCGAGCGGATCTGACTTCCCCTTGCTTTGCTGGATAGATGTAGTTAAACACTCTATCAGCCAACAGGTGATTATCGTTTGCGTATTTCATAGCGTCCAACACCTCGGGCATTGAGAACCTAAAGTGTATCGGGTGCGTAGCCCAAGCAAAGTAGACGACATCCTTTGGCTCATCCCTATATATCTCCTCAATCCCCAGCATTTCATCAACTCTGTCCTCGAGCACTGGCTTGAATTCAGCCCATACCTCCTTTGGCGTTGGTGTCCACTCCTCAATCACTTGACTTGCCTCATTCCCCTTCCCAGTCAAGTGTGCTCCAGTCTGTTGCTTCCATCCAGCGGGTAGAGGGTAGTTGCTCACCAATAACTCTGCTCTGTCATTATAGCCAATTGAAACCTTACCTGTCCCCTTGTGCCCACGGATGGTTACACCAGCGATGTGGTAGGGCTTGAATAGCCCACGGATAAAGGGACTGTCATTGATAGTCATTAACCATTTACCCTTTATCTTTGATAGGGCATCAGCAAGGCGCTCAAAGTCAAACTCAGCAGAGCCCTTGGCGTATCCTAGTCCTCCAGAGTTCTCATAAGGAGGATCCAGGAAGAAGAAGGTGTCCTTGGTGTTGTATTTGTTTATCACCTTGACGTAGTCCTCTGAGAGCACTGTGGTGTTGCGCATACGAGCCTTGTATTCAGCGATATGCTTTAGTTTGTTAAAGGGATTACTATCTCTTAACACGTTCAAGGATTTACTCACCTGCTTACCCATCCAGCCATTACAGTGGACTATGACTTGCTTGGTTAATTCATTGGGGACTGTGGATGCCCCCATGTGCGCCTTGAGGAACGCCTTGAGCTTAGGGACAGTGTCGAGGTGCTGGGGATACAGGGCGAGGTTGGTTGGTGCCTTCTTGATGAGCCGGAGAGTTTTAGCGACATCCTTGTCCAAGTCATTGACTACTTCCTTGGTGGACGGATCCTTGTGCCAGTAGAAGGCACCGGAGCCGACGAAGGGCTCAACATAGGTGCTGTGTTCTGGGGCTAGAAAACTCAAAAGGTGTGCGAACCGTTTTTTGCTCCCCACACGACACAGTAGAGGGTTGATGCCCCCCTCCATAGACGTTGTTGTCTGTAACTCCAGAAACTCCGGTATGGACATTGTAGGCAAAGCCATTCTGCTTAATGGTTAGAAATATCTCGCTCTTGAGATTACCCATCATCTCAATCATCCCCTTGTGCTCTAGGATGTATGCGTTGATGGTTGCGGGTGTTGGATGGTATAGCGCTTGTCCGTACTTGGACACGAGGTGTTCCATCTTGTATGCCATGTCACAGGGGCGGTACATCTGCCGGGGGCGCAGGTAAAAAAGTGGCGAAAACCGCCCCGAGTGCCCCGAGTGCCCCTTAGAAGGTGAGTGTATTAGAGTATGCTGACACATCGCTAAATACACCACTTGAATTCACCAGCAGTGTGGCTTTACAGGTGTCACCACTCCCAAAGTCGGGGAGTATGTCTATAAGGGCGTCAGTGGTTGATGTCGTCGAGGTTACTAAGTAGACGTCATTTTTGTACCAGTCAACGTCGTAGCTGGTTGCCCCTACAACCGCAGTCCAAGTGGCTCCTATCTGGACACCATTGCTGTCTAAAAAGGGCGGTGATGGTGCGGGGTTTGTCGGTGTGCTCGGGAAGGCGATTAGGACGCTGTTGCTACCGACACTGGTGCCGAATGAATTAACCTGTGCGACTGACAGATTGTAGCTCTTACCGGCAGGGTTGACAGGGAGTGCCGATACGTTAATAGTCGAAGTCACCGAGGCTAAGCCTACACCTGGGCTATAGGGCACCGACACGGTGAACTGATCGGCAACATTCGTCTGGTTGACAAAGCTGAGCACGAGCCCAGTAACCCAGTATCTGTTGCTCAGTATCCCAGAAACCACACTGGTAATAACTCCAGACGTGAGTGTGGCGGCGAGAACACATGGCGCTGCCGTTCCATCAGGTGGATTGCCAGGGGCGACACCCGCTGACAGGGGGACTATCTGTAAGACGCCAGATAAGGGAGATAGGGGGGTTTCATAGGTTAGGGCGCCACTCACGAGTGTACAGTATGAAATCGCATACTGAAACTGGGGAGATGGCGCAGTGGGCACAGTGACGCTGGGGGGTGTGGGTGAGCCAAAGGGTATGGGGCTGGTGGATACTATACGCTGAGTAGGTATCCAGGGCACATTAAACATATTCACACCCGTAGTGATTACTTGAGGCGCAGAGGTGAAGAGGGGAACACCCTGTAAATCAAACACATAGAACTTACAGGCATTCGGCACGGGGTTGACGCCAAAACTCACATCAACAATAAACTGTGTTAAGAACGCCTGAGGAATCCAAGATGGCACTACGCCAGGGCTCACTGGCGCAACTAGGCTCTGGGTGTTGGATGGAGGCTGTACGCCCGACGCAGGAGGCTCCTCAGGCGTCGCAGCCTGAAATGCGAGTGTCATCGCACCGACTGGTGTTCCAGCGAGATACACTAAGATAGAGCCACCATACATGGACTGTGGGATTGCCTGTTGTATCCACGCATTATTGGCATCGTTATTATCAGCGTTCTGGAGCGTAACCGTGAGTGCCGTGCTCGAGGTTATTCTACTGTCTACATTCTTAAACAGGACAGGTGAGGGAGAACCAGCAGGGATTGTAAGCACACCCGTGCTGTGTATATTTGACATTCTACTCAGACTTGAGATATTCTTTCTGAACACCAAGCGTGTGCCCCATCGCATCCGCATCCGCCTTCATCTCGTCAATCTTGTACTTGGAGGACAGGTAGATGTGTCGGAGCATCGAGGAGCCAATCGCCTTGCCGAACACTTTGTTTAGGATCCGGGTGATGCTATTTACAGAGGACAGTGCGCTTCCATCGGCATTCACGAGGAACTTCATCTCGCCCTTACCCTTGCTCGGGTGTAGCTTCATATAGAGTTGGATTACATCGAGCAGAGGCTTGTTGTCGGCGATGGAGAGTTCCTGTGCGCCGTGCGCCTTGCTCGTCTTATACTTGTTAAAGATGAACTTGTGCTCCGTTGAGTCATAGTAGTTCTTATCCTTGGGGAGCGTGTCTGTCCATTTCTTGACGATATACAAATCCTGGTAATCCTGGTTGCGCCGGGGCGGGATTAGCGTGTAGAGGCTGAGGACTACGTAGCTTAGGAGCGTATTCCAGTTCGCCGGGGTTATGAGCTTACTCTTCTGGAACCCCTGGACTGCCGTGGCGAGTTCAGCGTGACGCTTCTGGACATCCTCCCAGGAGAGCCAATTCTTCTCCTGCGTGTCCGTCTTCTTGGATGTGTCAATCTCACGAGCCTTCTTGGACGCCTCCATCATACGCTCATAATAGAAGTTATAGACGGACTTGTAGGTTGGCTTATCCTTCTCGAGGCTGAGCACGGATACAAGAGCGCCAAGGACAGACTTCTGAGTGCTGTCCGCATACTCGCCAATCTTAGCCATAACCGGCTCACGCTTCTTGAGGAAGCCCAGATTAGAATAGCTAAGCCCACCATTAAGTTGTTTAAGAAGTCCCACATACTCATTCGCTGTGCTTTCTACTATTCCACGTGACTCCATTAGGCGCTTGGCGAGGCTGAGCATAAAATCGGATACTACCTTTCTCGGGGGCATCTATAACTTTACCGGAGATATTCTTTACCCGTAAAACCCGCCGGGGGGAGTCGGGGCACTCGGGGCACTTTTCAGCGGGGTTCTCCTAGTCTCTGAATTCTTAAGAGATTAGTAGAATGGATAAGTGTGTATGCGGTTGGGGTGCCTGTTGGGCTAAGCGCCACCCAATCCCTCCAAAAAGTCCCCCGACTGCCCCGACTCCCCCGAAGCCCTCACGGCAGAAGCGCTTCTGGGTTGCCCCGGACAGCTACATTGACGAACTAACCATCAACTCGAGCTTGACGCTCCGCTAAATCCCGTTCAGCCATAGCATCAACCTCCGCTGGGTTCTCCTGTATCATCCCCGTGGACACGAGGTATTTATCGTAAGCCCTCCATGTAGCCTCTGTCAAGTCCGCATCGTTGTCTGCGGGTTGCCCCTGGGCACGACGCCTCGCCTTCAATCGATTGTATGCCGTCTCCTTCGCCCTCATCACCTTATTCACATAAGCCGGATCCAGCCCAAGCAGTTTGGCATTACCCAGAGTTACTAGGTGGCGCTTACGAGCCTCCTCACGAAGGAAGGTTTTCAGTGTTGCCAGTGCTCGGGCAGCCTTCGTCGCTGCCGTGACAGCTCGTGCCGAACGCTCGTACTCCGCCTGTGCCCGTGCCTGTGCCCGGTTCCGTGCCTCTTCCTCCGCATCTACCTGTGCCCCAACAAAGCAGTCGCCAACACCAAAGCAGTTGCCTATACCCGTTGATGAGGTATTACCCTTACCACGGTAAGCCTTCATCACCTTGCGCATAAATGCCTTGGATGGCTTACCCATACCAGAGGGGCGGAACACGGGTGCCTCGGCTCTCAAGGAACTGTTGACTGGCGCTGAGTGCTCCCTGGCAATCTGTGACAGGATGCCTGGAGGTGCCCGTGCGAACCCCTCGTACCGTCTGGCAAGACGCTTTTCCCAGTCATCCTCTGGCTCTTCCACAGGCTCCTGGTTCATAAACATACCAGACACATATCCAAGACTTTTCTTCAAGTCCGCAATCAACTGAACACTGTGTGATTTTGATGTGAGGTTTCCAACAAACCCTCCAGTTGCCATATCGAGCTCATTGCGCATCGCAAATGGCAGTGCCTCATAAATATCTACGAGTTTCCGCTTCCAATCTGCCCTGTGCGCAGCCTCATCGAGTTTGTTTAGGAGGAGGGCGTCACGCAGGTTCCCCCCCCTACTTCCACCAACTAGTGGCGCCTGGATTTGCGATGCCCACTCTTGCGCCATGCGCCCCTTGCGCCGTGTTCCATCTTGGATCCAAGCGGGGAAGCTTTCCATATCACCGGTTTCAGAGCCAAATCTGTCGAGTTCGTTTCTCGCATCTAAACTCGCCATGTCGTATAGTTGGCGCAATTCATTAAAGAAACTATCAACTGCCTGTTTTCTCGGCGCATTCTTCTTCAGAAAACTGTCAACTAGAGCCATCATCGCAGGTTTCACCATATCCAAGGATGCGCCCTCCGGGTGTATGCCGGATGCTTGTTGTTCCTTCTTTTCGGGCGCTTTGTCATCAAGTGTCAATAAAACAGTATCCGCTCCACCACGAAGAAGCCGTCCAATCTTTCTGTGCTTGGCTAAATCCATTCTAACTGGATGCGAGAGTTTCTTCAGCCCTAAAATATCTCATCTACCAATATAATGGAGACTGAGTATATCCGTGGCAAACACCAGGAGCGCAATGGTGCTCTAACAGCTCGTGCTCCGGCGAGATTTGACAAGAGAGGCAATGACGTGTGGGCGGAGCGCTCGGGGCGTGTGTATCAGCCCAGTGGGATGGAAGGTGGCGCCAAGGATTACTCATCGCCGGTGACTGGCAATGGGATGGGCAACCTGTCCCGGCTCGTCGGGGGCAGACGTAAGCGTGGCAAAGGGCGCATGTCAGAGAAGGAACAGGAACGGCAGGAGGAAGAGGCAGAACACCAAAAAGCTCGTATGTTAGTTGGATTGCCACCAAAGGAACCGGGTTTATCACTCAACGAAATGCGGGACAGACAACACGAACTACAACAGGCTGAATACGACAAGTCCCATCCGATTATGGGAGTTTTCAACAAGCTCGGCAAGGCAGTCCCAGGGTTCGCCCGGGGATTAGCCAAGTACGCCGGGGATGCCGGGGCTGTATCTAAACCATTCGCCATGGGACTAACTGGATTAGCCGACTATCTAGAGAAAAATGCCTCCGCACGGGCACGTCACTTTGGTGAGCCAGGTGGCTCAGGCAAAGGGGGCTCCCACTGTGTCGGCAGTGCCAAGCCACTCAGAATGATGGTTGGTGGCTCAGAGTTCTCCATCAACCCCCTAGAGGCACAGCAACTCGTGGCGATGGACTATCGTGGTGGCAAACACCCGTATCTAACAAAGACGGGACGTGAAAGAAAGCACGTCAAGGGCTCGGGTATAATGGATGCTGTCAAGAAGTATGCTGGTAAGCTCGGACACGAGTTGGCGGATCCAGACTCGTACTTGCGTGGGAGATACCTCCCCCAGGCTGCGAGTTTAGCAGAACAGGCAGCGCCACTCCTCAATGCTTACCAGCCCGGGCTCGGTGACACTGTGCGAAGCGGGGCGAGAGGGGCGAACACTGCGAACAGAGCACTCGCCGCCGCCCAGCATGTCCTTCCTGGCACAGGATACACTGATTTCAATCGGGGTGTCCGTGAGGGACAGGCGGTTCTACCCGCTGTAATGGACGAGTATAATCAATTCAACAGAGCCCGTAATGCCTTCCCTCGTCCCAATCTCCAAGCCCGTCGTCCGGCTATGGGGCGTGACGGGCTCGGACGTGCCCTTGTGCCAGTCAACAGAGAACCCGAGGCTCGTCGCCAACTCCGTGAGCCTGTTGTCCGTCAGCCACTCCAGATGAGTGATTTCACCAATCGCTACGACACACGCAGAGCGCCCCGTCCGAGCTCCCAGCTCCAGCTCGGTGACAGAGAGCGCCCACTCGCACTGATGGATGCCCCCCGTTCAAGCAGTCGCCGTGCCCCACTCCAACTAGAAGACAGTGAGCGCCCACTCGCAATCAAAGACAGATACCATCCTTACCCTGACTTAGACAAGTTTGACGGGATGACGGGGCTCGGCAAGGGTAAGACACGGAAGCCCAACGCCCGTGCTGCCATTGTCAGAAAGCTGATGGCGGAGCGTGGACTTAGTATGATTGAGGCGTCCAAGGCTGTCAAGGCGGAAGGATTATATTGAGTTAAAAAATGTAGCCATATAGTATATTCAAGATGACGATGCCTACATCTCATCTAAATAGACGGCTAGAGGTTCGTTTCCCTGCTGAATTCACTGCCGAATATATGGCACCCCTCAGCTACTTCCCCGGCGTATCCTCTGTCCCCAGTGGTATGTGTGGGGGCGCACAGTTTGGACTGGGCATGTATGCTCCATCTTATCCAGCCAACGATGGCTTCGCTAATGACAATCAAATCTGGCATAAGCAAAAGATGTTAGATAGAGCTGCGCAAGTGGCAACACAGGTACGCAACCTACAAATCCAGCGGATCAACCAGGCTACCTACATGCCCTACCAGGTGATGGCGGGTGGCTGTGACGAGTGCTCAGGGGGTGCTCGATATGGTGGAACACCCACGACGATTGAGGGCGCCCCTGTATTATCTGGGCGTGGGCTTCGTGGTGGTGTTATGCGCACCCTCGCCGGGCGCAAACACATTGAGGCTCGTCTATCCGCTCGTATCGGTGAACTCAACCGTATTGACGCTGAGGCAGCGGGAGAGCAATATAACATGCCCCCAGGCGCCCCTGAGCCGAACACGGAGGATTATGTCCGTAGAATTCAGGAGTCACTCGATGGCTTAGATGACACCTTTACTGCGAATGCCTTTGACTCTGACTCACCAGGCTTTGCCCGTAACCTACTCAAGGCACTCCTCGAGGACGGATGGCGCCTACCCTCAAACATAATCACGCCCATCCTACGCCAGGTGGTGGAGATGCTTTCTACGATTGAGCAGATGATTGGGGCGACGAACCCGCAGTTCCTTCTATCAGCCGAACGAAAGCGTCGTGCCCGATTAATCTTTCAAGTTCTCGAACGGTGTCAGTCAGTGCTTCAGGAGTTGTCTCGTGTGTCAGATTTATCACCACAGGAGCGCCAGATGGCTCTTGATGCCCTTCGTCCAGAGCTTGTTGGACAGGTGGCTCAACAACAGGCTCGTAGTGCTCCCCGTCAGAATGCTCGTCGTCAGGCTCAGCCACAACCTCCACCTGAGCCTCGCCGTCCGTCAGGGCGGGTTCAACAGATAATGGAGCGCCGTAGACGCTGAGCCAATCCCTTCTAATCATATCTGCCTCAGCCTTCTCCTCGGCAGACGCTGTTTCCTTGATGGGACAGCCACGCTGGATTAACCACTCAACCGCCGCCAAATCACTAGAATGAACTTTCTTAGAAAATCCCTTCTCGTGAACCCAGAGTGTCTTAATCGTGTTGTCTTCGTGCTTCTTGAGGTAAAATCCCTTCTCCATCTGGGCAATCTTGAGGCAACGGGCGTCCATATACTTTATCGGAGATAATCTTTACCTGTAAAAACCGCCGGGGGCAGTCGGGGCACTCGGGGCAGTTTTTCGAGGGATTTTACCCCCCCTAAGTAGAGATGCCCTATCAAATCAGACGTGTCGATGGGGGCTATAAGGTATACACGGCTAATGGCACACCCCTATCCGGTAAGCCCCTGAGCCTCGCACGGGCTAAGCAACAGAAAATAGCCGTAGTCCTCTCTGAGCTCCGGCGTAGAGGCACACTGCGGGGCGGGATGAAGGGTGGAACAGCAGAGGAAGAGGCGTATTCACTGTCAGACACTGATATACAGAAAATCCTAGGGGGTACCAATGTAATCAAATACCCCGAGTTAAGTTCTATGAACTCAATAGAAGATGTCTTTGACGCTCAGGGGCGCTGTGTTATTCTTTACCTCACTACTGACGACTCCTCGGGACACTGGGTGTGCCTCTCCCAACACGAGGGGCACATTGAATACTTCGATCCTTACGGAGGATACAAGCCAGACGGTGAGCGCAAGTGGCTCTCCAAGGAGAAACTCGAGGAGCTCGATCAAGAGGAGCCAATCCTCACCCGGATGCTCAAAGGACATAAGGTGGTGTCAAACCCATACAAGTTCCAGAAGGAGGGTGGCGACATCAACACCTGTGGGCGTCACTGCTGTGCCCGGCTCCTCTACAAGCAACTGTCCTTACCAGAGTACTCAAAAATGATTAAGGACTCCGGCAAATCGGCAGACGAGTTTGTCACTGAACTAACCTCGCAAGTTATTCATAAATAAACTCAACCCTCAGTATTAGAATGGGCACACGCTTCTACTCAAACGCTGAGTATGGGAGCTCCAGAATTAACCTAGACGCCGACACTGTATACTTCTCGGCTGACATTATCAACAACCAGACAGCGGATCCAGTCAATAACCAGGACGATCCGCAGGTGAATATCTACACACAGCGCCAGTTCCCTGTCCTACAGGACGCTAATGACTACATGCTCTCGTGCCTCCGTCTTACCACATCTGGCGCCACTCGCAATCTCCCCATGTGGATACCTCGCATCCAGACGGCTACAGTGTACGCCAGATGGGAGGCTAGTATATCAGGGACTACGATGACAGTCAACCGCCTACTATCAGGGAGTATCGGTTTAAATCAGATAATAGGAGGCTCGGGCACTGCCGTCATACCCCTACCTGGTGGGGGCACTGCGAATGTGCTCGTATCACTGGATGAGGATGTCGGTGGTAATCCCATAACTATCGCTGGTGCCCCTGGTGCCCCAATCACCTACCCAGCGACTTATGTACTCAGTGGCGTCCTACCGCCCGTAGTGGTTGAAGGTGTCACCTACTACACCTACGACGTCATTAATGCCAGTGTATTTATTGGACAGCCACAGAAAAACCCAAATCTAACCATCTACAGCTTTACTCTCGAGAACGGTGCCCTCTCATCTCAAGTGTTTCTTGAGTGGATACCTGAGAACAAGGCAACACCGCCACCGAACGCTGCTGAATTGGACGCTAATGACGTGTATGTGCCCGGCAGTGGCACTGATATTGTAGTCCAGAACCTCGAGAGTGACTACTACTACGGCTATACCTATGCCAACTTCCTCATAATGGCTAATACCGCCCTACGCCAAGCCACTGTAGATGTGGGGCTTCTAGCGAACCAGGCACCAATCCTGAACGCCATAAACGCCTCATCGAGCCCGACACTCTCCAATAGCTTTGGTGTAATCTTTGAGATGACACAGTCCACCGCTGGGGCGATAAACATCTATATGAACTCTAACATGGAGAGCCTTCTCCCCAACTTCCACGTGGATTTCGTCAATATGTCAAACGGGCGCACCTCCCTTTTCAACTTCACGAACCCCCAGAACCCCACGGCAGTCATCACCAGGTTAGTCCAGGAGTACTCCGGCACCTCCGCCTGGAGCCCCTGTGACGCCCTAGTCGTGACAACCTCCGCCATTCCAGTCGTCCCAGAGCAGGTGAGTGCCCCTGGCTTCGTCGGCAACTCAAACAGAGGGATTGGCTCTCCAACCACCCCGGCAGCCTTCCAAGCCATCGTCGCAGACATATCAATCTCTGAAATCTCAGGCGCCGAGGACTGGCGCAAGGACATCATCTGGCAACCTACGGCAGAGTTCCTAATGGTGAGCTTAACAAACACCTCAAGCCCTATATCCATTATAGACTTGGCTGTCTGGTGGCGCAACCGCTACGACAACAACCTGTATCCCCTGCGATTAGTCAACGGCTCCTCGGTTTCCGTTAAACTCATGTTCCGGCGTAAGCAGATGGGCGTGTAACCCCGGGACGCAACCCCGCTGAAAACCCCCCCGACTGCCCCGACTCCCCCCAAAGCCACCGGTTCCCCTTAGGAACGGGTGAGTTTGGCTGAAATACTTTCTCCACTACCAATATACAATGTCCGCTGATATTGAGAAGATGGCAGTGTTCGACGACAGAATTGTTCAGTCCCGCCCCCGCTATGCCGTTGAGAAGGGCGCCCTCTCAGTCACCAACTCGCCCTTTAACGCCATCGCTGCGAATACGTCCCAGCACACCTACAATATCCTCGTTCCCTCTGAGAACGTGTTTATTGATAGAAGCGTTGATTGGACGAGCACTTGCTTTATCAAGTTCGATGTCGTAGTCACGAGCGGCGGTGTGACAGACGGCACCAACAACCCCCTATGCTCCATCGGACGCAACCTCGCCCTCTGCCCTTTCCCGCT